TTCTTCGGCTGAAAAGAACAGCGGGTAGATACCGACGGCATTCGAGCATAACAAGCCGAGAGAACGGAGGTGAAATCGATATAAATATCGGCATGACCGAGACCACCTCCAAGAACAAGCTCCTCGACGAAGTCCGCCTGCGGCTCGGCGACGGAATGATCGACCTCTACCTCGACCCCGGCCACTACGATCTTGCGCTAGAACTGGCGCTCGATCGCTACCGTCAGCGCTCGGGCAACGCCGTCGAAGAGTCCTTCATCTTCCTCGACGTGCAGCCGGACGTGGCCGTCTACACCCTCCCGTCGGAGGTCGAGGACGTCTTCATGATCTACCGCCGCAACCTCGGCGCGACCGCGGGCGGTGGCAGCGCCATCGATCCGTTCTCCCTGGCGTTCACGAATAATTTGTACATGATCGGCAACCCCGGCGGCCTCGGCGGCGGTGGCACCGGCTTCCTCGCCCTCTACGAGATGGCAACAAGCTTCCAGAAGCTCGCGGGCCGCATGTTCGGCCAGGACCTCATGTTCACATGGAACCGCTCCTCGCACCGGATCATGCTCCACCGCCGGATCCAGGCCGTCGAGGAGGTCTGCCTGCACGTCTACAATCTGAAGCCCCTGGACCAGCTCCTCGCCGACACCCTCTCGCGCCCCTGGATCCGTGACTACACGATCGCGCAGTGCAAGCTGATGATGGCCGAAGCGTTCTCGCGCTTCTCGAATATCGGCGGCCCGCAGGGCGGCTTCACGCTCAACGGTGACCAGTTGAAACAGGAAGCCAAGGAAGAACTTGAGCGCCTTGAGAACGAGCTGAAGGCATTCACCGATAATACCGGCGGCATGCCGTTTATTATCGGCTAAGATCGCTAGATAGAACATCAGCACAGCCTGTACCTTGAGACAATGCGGTACAGGCTCCTCATCCCCCTTTCTGACGCGATGATCGATCGCCGTGTGGACTTCCACGCTGAGTTCGAGGGCGTCGTCACCATCACTGCCGACTTGAAGCCCCATGTGAAGGACTGGTGCCGGACCAACCTCTCCGGCCCGATCTCCCGGGATGTCTTCCACCGTTCGGCCCCGCGCAGCGCCGTCACCGGTCCGGACGCGAACTATCTCAGCGCCGTCGGCGTCGACTCGCTCGAAGTGCGCTTCGCCAGCGAGGCCGATCAGTCTGCCTTCTGTGCCGCCATGAAGTACCGTGGCTGACGAGTACGCGATCAGCATCGATACGAGCAGCCCGCTGATCAGCGGATCCGTCGAGTCTCAAGGCGGGGAACTCGGTTACTACATCGTCTTCACCAGAGGCGTTGAGCGCTGGTGCGACGAGAACCTTGAGTTCCCCGTGGACGCTCGGTCCAGCATGACGCCGACAGCGACGGACATCACCCTCGTCTTCGGGTCGGAGGCGGACGCGACCGCGTTCAGACTGAAATGGATGTAGACCAGCAGTACCCCCACGCACTGGATATCGAGTGGCATCGGTACACTCAGATCTGCGGAGATGTCAGCCTTTGGCTCTACGAGCACATGGATGGCAAGGGTTACCACGCCACCAGCGTGCCCAGCTCTCAGCGTAATGGCAGGCTCTGCGTTCGATTCCGGTTCGAGACTGAGGACGACGCCACCGCGTTCGCGCTGAAATGGACGTGAGTAACCCTGCGGAATACGTTGTCGAACTCCCATACCTTTTCTGCTGGGAAAACGCAGAGGCCATCGACGACTGGCTGGAAGATTGGCTCGAAGGCGAGATCGGGATTTTGGCCATTAAGGACGAGAATGATGACGACATCATGCGTCTGCATTTTTCATTGGAGGCCGACGCGACCGCGTTTAAGCTGAGATGGAAGTAGACACACAATATCGCCATAGCGTCATTATCGACTGGAACCGTTACTACCCGCTTTGGGCCCAAATGTTCGTCTGGCTCCGCGAGAATGCGACAGGCAACTACGCCGGATAGGAAACTGATATTGCGGACAGTTTGTGCCTAGAGATCGTTTTTGAAATCGAGGCCGACGCGGTCGCGTTCCGATTGAAATGGATGTAGAGGCCAAATTCCCTTTCGCCATTCTCGTAGGATGGAACCAATACATTTCCGCTTGGGGAGAAATGTTCGACTGGTTGGATGAGAACGTAGCCGACGATTATCACTGCGCCGAGCTTTCTTTCGAGCGCGCCGCATACTGCGAAATACGATTTAAAGAGGAGTCGGACGCCGTGGCGTTCCGAATGAAATGGTTATGACTGACGAAACAGAATACTGCCTATACATTTTGATGCGCAACGACATGGCGTCGATGAACCCCGGCAAAGCTGCGGCCCAGGCAGCCCATGCTGCCAACCAGTTCGTGAAGGCTGCGCAGACCCGTAACGTCCACGCCCTGCGAGAGTGGGAGAAGCAGGCCGGGACCTTCGGCACCACGATCACCCTTTCAGCCGACATCGCTGAGATCGACGAAATCTTCATCCAGGGGCGCGCTCGGGCCGGAGTAGTCGTAGGCAAGGTCGTCGATCCAACGTATCCGGTCCGGGACGGAAAGGTGACTCACCTCGTCAGCATCGTCACATGCGCCTACGTCTTCGGGCGTCGCGATCTCGTGAAGGGCATCGTGCGGGATCTCGCGCTAATGCCTTGAGGCGCGTCCCCGGCGTCGTCCCAGGAGCGAGCATGCACCTCCAAGCACTCTCCACGTACGGATCCATCCGTTTCAGGGGCGACACCCTCGACATAGATGCGGTGTCGACTGTCCTCAGTGTCGAGCCCAGGATCGCTTATCGCAAAGGCGAGATCTGGAAGACAACGAGGACAGGCCACGAGGTTCGCGGACGAACGAACCTGTGGCTCTACGATAGCCGCGACATCGAGAGCCATATTCTCCACGACCACGTCCTACATCTCTCAGCCATCCTGTCTGGCCGCCGCAGCTCTCTTGCCTCGACCTTTGTCAGCCGCTTGGGCGGGCTGCTTGTACCCGGAGTCCTCTTCGACGTCGCTCTGTTCTGGCGAGGGCGCGTCGGTACGTGTCTTCCCAGTGTCGATTCATCCATCCGAGCCCTCGTCGAAGCATACGGCGGGACCATTGAAACCGACTTCGATACCGAAGACGAAGACGACGGCGCAGCCTGATCTCTCACGAATATTGAGCCTGTAGAGACCCAACGGTAGAGTTGGGTTTTTACTGGTGTTACTTGCAGATTATTTCACTTATTGGTTTCAAGGGTAGCGGCAAAGATACAGTTGCCAACTTTCTAGAAGCGGAGGCCGGGTATACGCCGGTCGCATTCGCGGACTCGTTGAAGGACGCGATCTCGGCGATCTTCTGCTGGGACCGCGACATGCTTGAAGGCGCCACCCAGGAGAGCCGGGTATGGCGCGAGACCGTCGATCCCTGGTGGGCCGCCAAACTCAACGTGCCCGGCCTGACCCCGCGATGGGTCATGCAGAACCTCGGCACCAACGTCATCCGAGCCCATTTCAATCCGGACATCTGGCGCTGCAACGTCGAGCGCCGTCTTCTCGACATGGGTGAGGACGCCCGGGCGGTGATCACCGACGGGCGCTTCCCCAACGAGCTGGATCTGGCCCGGCGCTACGGCTCGAAGATCGTGCGCGTCCGCCGCGGCCCGGACCCCGAGTGGTGGGATCGCGCGGCATCCGCCAACATCAGCCAGGATCCCGACGATCTTGCGTTTCTGCGCTCACGAGCACACGAGAGTGAGTGGGCCTGGATCGGATACCCGGTCGACCACATCATCGAGAACGATGCCGCTCTGGAAGACGTCCGGCGGGCAGCGCTCTCCTACGTCGGCATCGCCGTCTAGGATCGCATTAGGGAGGCTGCGAGGCCATGCGTGGGATCTTTAACTCCGGAGGTGCCATCGGCGCCGATCACGCCTGGGGGACCGCCGGAGCGGCCTGCGGATATCATGTCCGGCACTTTAGCTTCCCCGGCCACAAGCGCCAGGGTGGAGAAGGCCAAGAGGTCGTGGTGTTGAGCCACGAACAGCTCGATGCCGCCGAGGTCGACGAAGCCCTGCACCGCGCGAACCGCACGATCGGCCGCCGCGTGCCTCCTCTGGCCTCCGGATCCGGCAAGCTCCTGCGCCGGAACTATTGGCAGCAGACCGATGCACGGGCGATCTACGCGGTCGCGACCCTGGATGCAGACGGGATGATCGAGGGTGGCACCGCCTGGGCGGTGCAGATGTTCATCGACCGCCACGAGCCCGGTGTCCCGCTGCCGATCTACCTGTTCGAGCAAAACCGCGGCGTGTGGCTCACGTGGGGTGGGGCGGTCTTCGTGGAAATGGGCGAGAAGCCCCCGGTACCGGAGGGCATCGTCGCCGCGATCGGTACGCGAGACATCAACGAGCGCGGCGCCCAGGCCATCACCGAGTTGTTGGCCTAGCCTCTCGGGGAACGCCGCCCCGATCTTCGAAGACTAAACGAAAAGAAGGCCCACGCGGAGACGCGTGAGCCTTCTGCCGACCAGCGATCGGCTACGGACGATCAGGACCCGTCGAGCGGGTACCGACAGCCTGTCGAGAGCGTGTGCGGCTCGCCAGCCACGATCTTATCTGGTCTCACCACCGTAGTCCTCTCCCGGATGTTCGAGGTCAACGATTACCGGCCATCGGGTTGGGTCCCCGCTGCCGATGACCCGAATCTAGCGGCCCGAATGCGCCTGTCAAACGAAATTTTCGTCCGACCGCGTCTCTGAACGCCTCCGGCCGGAAGAGCCGGGACGGCTGCCATAGGACACGTCGAGGTCTCAGAGGGCGCACGAGCGAATTTAAGTCAAGTCACATCCGAAAGGCTGTTGTCGATAAATAATCGCAACTCCTTTTGAGGTTCCCCACGTGACTACACTAGTATCGCCGGGCGTCGATATCGAAATTTCGGATGAAAGTTTCTATGATACCGCTGGACAGGGTACTGTTCCGCTGATCTTTATTGCGACTGCCGATAACAAGGCATCGCCGACCGGCACCGGCACTGCGCCTTACACTTCCCCGACCCTCGCAAACGAGGCGTACATCGCGACCTCGCAGCGGGACCTCATCCAGCAGTTTGGCAACCCGAACTTCTACAGCCTTCAGGGCACCCCGATTCATGGCGATGAGCGCAATGAGTACGGGCTTCTGGCGGCGTACCAGTACTTGGGCCTCGCCAACCGCGCCTACATCGTCCGCGCCGACATCGACCTGTCGCAGCTCACCGCGAGTGTTTCCGCTCCGCGCTCGGCTCCGCAGGCCGGTACCTACTGGCTCGACCTTTCGACCACCGTTTGGGGCCTCTTCCAGTCGAACGGCAACAAGCTGCCGGGCGCTGCCTGGGTGGCTCAGCCGGTTCTGGTCGTCACGGCCGACAACGCCACGCAGACCAACGGCGTCTACGCACCGAACCCGAGCTTCGGCACCGATGGCTCCTTTGCCGTCGTCACCGTCTCCTCGGACAACCAGTTCTGGGAGCGCATCGCCGGTACTTGGTACCTGATCGGCTCCACGACTTGGAAGGCGGCTCGCCCGACCACGCTGCTCGGCACGGTCAACCCGGCTGCGGTTGCGATCAACACCGTCATCACCATCAACGGCACCGATGTGACCATCGGCGGCACCGGCGCGCTCACTGACGTCGTCTCGGCCATCAACACCGCCGCGATCCCGAGCATCACCGCTTCGATCGTCAACTCGGCTCTCCAGATCCAGAACACGGCTGGCGGCCAGATCTCGATCGCCAACAAGACCGGCACCCCGCTGACCACGCTGGGCATCATCGTCGGCATCTACAATGGTGTCACGGTCAATCGCACCAACGATGCGCAGTACCCGGCAAACTCCTCTGTCGGCGACGTCTGGATCAAGGGCTCGACCCCGAACAAGGGCGCTCTGTGGGCGGTCAAGTACTACAACGGCACCACTGCACAGTGGACCTCGGTCACCGCGCCGTTCTACCCCTACACCTCGTCGAAGAGCGATGGCGACACCTCCAAGGATCTCGCGGCCTTCGCGGGCCTCGGCGTCCCGACCGTCGGCAACGTCTACGTCGGCTACGATGCCTCCACGGGTGTCCAGCAGCTCCGTCGCTGGTCCGGCACGCAGTGGGAAGACCTCGTCTACACCGCGGCTCTCGTCGCCCCGTCCTCGGATCCGGCTGCCGGTACCCTTTGGTACAACACCGACTTCCAAGTCGACATCATGGTCGGCAACGGTGAGAAGTGGGAAGCCTACGGCCGCCGCTACCCGGAGACCAATGCTGGCGGTGTGATCCTGTCCGGCTCCGCTCCGGTTCAGCAGGACAACGGCAACGCACTCGTCGACAACGATCTGTGGATCGATACCAGCGACCTCGACAACTACCCGGCGCTGTACCGCTGGAGCGTCGACAATCTCCGCTGGACCCGCGTCGACACGACCGACCAGACCACTCCGTTCGGCTGCATCTTCGCCGATGCGCGTCAGGACTCGGGCACTGCCTTCACGGGCATGCCGAACACGGGCCTCTACAATTACAATTCGACGAAGATCGCCGACATGATGATGTCGGACTTCCTCGACCCGGATGCTCCGGATCCGCGCGTGCATCCGGATGGTATGCTGCTGTTCAACACCCGCTACTCGACCTACAACGTCAAGCAGTGGCTGCCGAACTACTTCAAGGAAGGTAACTTCGATCCGAATACCAACTTCGGCGCAGTTTCATACAACATCGGCAACCCCGATTACATGTTCCCGCCGCTGACCTCGCTCGGCCGCTGGGTTACCGCTTCGGGCAACCGCTACGACGGCCGCATGAACGCCGGTCGTTTCGCGCAGCGTCAGATGGTTGTTACGGCTCTCGCCGCGGCGATCAACACCAATCAGGATATCCGCGCTGAGAACGCGTACTTCAACCTGATCTGCTGCCCGGGCTACCCCGAGGTGCTGAATGAGATGGTTCTTCTGAACGACGATCAGAAGGATGTTTCGTTCATCATCGGCGACTCCCCGGCACGTCTCGCTCCGGACGCGACCAGCCTCCAGAACTGGGCGACCAACACCGCGCAGGCTCCCTCGGACGGCGAAGAAGGTCTCGTCACCGCAAGCCCGTACGTCGGCATTTACTACCCGTGGGGCTACTCGACCAACGTCGACGGCAGCGCGGTCATGATCCCGCCGTCGGCCATTGCTCTCCGTACCTACGGATACAATGACCAAGTGGCTTACCCGTGGTTTGCTCCGGCAGGCTTCAATCGTGGTCTAGTCCAGAACGCGACGAACGTCGGTTACCTCACCTCTGAAGGTGAGTTCAAGAGCGTGATGCTGAACCAGGGTCAGCGCGACGTTCTGTACACCAACGCCGTCAACCCCATCGCGTTCATGCCGAACCGCGGTCTGGTTGTCTACGGTCAGAAGACCCGCAACCCGTCTGCTACGGCTCTCGACCGCGTCAACGTAGCTCGTCTGTGTAACTACCTGAGCTACAACCTTGACAACTTGATGAAGCCGTATCTGTTCGAGCAGAACGATCAGCAGACCCGAGACTCCGTCACCCTCGTTGTCAGCCGGTTCCTCGCGAACCTCGTCACGCTGCGCGCACTCGAAGATTACGCGGTGCTCTGCGACGAGACGAACAACACCCCGGATCGTCGCGACCGCAACGAGCTGTGGGTCGACATCGCGATCCAGCCGATCAAGGCGATCGAGTTCATCTACGTCCCGGTCCGTGTTCTCGCCTCCGAGGCCACGCTATCGGCGACCGGATCGACTGCCGCGACCACGACTTCGGTCTCGTAAGTCAAACGAAAATATCGTCATCACAATCGGCCGGGGCGGCGACGCCCCGGCCTTTCTGTTTCTGGCCCAGGCGTCCTCTCGGGATTCAGGACATAATAAGTCCGACGATAATTCCTGCCGCTAAATAAATAAAACAACACTCCTCGGGAGGAATACTTTGTCTACACTACAAAACTTTGGCGTGCCGCTCGGCGCCGATATCGGTCGCGGTGGCATTCTCATGCCGAAGCCGAAGCATCACTTCCGGGTGCGCGTCTTCAACTTCGGTCCGATCGCTGGCGGCGTTGAGCTGTCTCAGCAGGTGATGTCTTGCGCGCGTCCCACCCGCGCGATGAGCCCGGTCGCCGTCCACTCGTACAACTCGATCGCGTACTACGCGGCGAAGGCTGAGTGGAATTCCATCGAGCTGACGGTGCGTGACGACGTCACGAACTCGGTCAACTCGCTGGTCTCGACCCAGCTTCAGAAGCAGATGAACGCGTTCGAGCAGACCTCGCCGCTGGCGGGCTCGAACTACAAGTTCCAGCTCTACATTGAAACTCTCGACGGCGGCGACACCGGTGTCATCGAGCAGTGGTTCCTTGAGGGATGCTTCCTTGAGTCGGTCAACTATGACTCGTTCGATTACTCGTCGTCCGAGCCGATGACCATTCAGATGACCGTCCGCTACGACAACGCGACCTCGGATCAGATGCCGCAGGATCCGTCGCTGCTCACGGGTAGCCTGATCTAAGATGGCGGACGCGGGCACGACCGGCGTCCTCCGAAGCCCTAGACAGGCTTCGGTGACCTTCAGTCTCGACGGCAACGGCGCGCCGAGACTGAAGAATCTGTTCTATGTCCGCTTCGTCCGTGGCAACTCCTCGTCGAGCCAGTCGAACTGGGATCAGAGCCTTGGCTTCTACGTCAAGAGCGTCGAGCGCCCAGCGATCCAGCCGATCACGGAGGAGCTGCACCAGTACAATAAGAAACGGCAGGTTCACACCGGGTGGAAAGCAAACCCGGTGCGGATCGCCCTTTATGACACCGCAGACTCCCTGTGCTTGCAGATGTGGTCCGAGTACTCACGGTACTACTTCGGCGACTTCGGCCACGCGATCAATTCGACCGATTGGGGCTATGACGTCACGAACAACACCTTCAACGATAACGACAACAAGGGCTTCGGATTCAATCCCAGCAACACCACCACGATCACGTCGGCGACGGGGGCCGCTGATACGAACTCACAGTTCTTCTTCGATCGCATTCAGGTGTTTCAGGTTTACAACGGTCAGTACATCGAATTCGATCTGATCAACCCGAAGATCACGAGCTTCGATCCGGACGATTTTTCCTACGATGACTCGTCCGTGGCATTGATCAACCTCACGCTGTCGTACGAGGCGATCATCTGGGCGAACAATGGTGCGCCCCAGGCCATCTCGTCGTCCTCGGTCCTGAACTCGGCGTTCCAAGACACCCGTCTTGCCGGTGACGTCTACGCGGTGCCGACCACCAGCACCTCGGTGAGCACCACGACCTCGACGTTCACGCCCGCGTCGGCAACCTCGATCTCGGCGCTCCTGACCTCCGAGACGAACCAGAGCTACGTGACCGAGCAGAGCTATGACAGCTCGACGGCTTCCGGGGCGCTCGCCGCCTATGGCGCCTACAATTTTGGAAGCGTCAGCGGTACCCCGACGGCGAGCACGACCAGCTCGGTTGCCACCGATCTGTCCATCCAGGCCCTGGCGAACCCGTCTCTGGCCTCGGCGCTGTCCGTCACCCCCTCAAACACGCAGCCGACGACCACCCTCCCGGCTGCGCTCACCTCTGTGGCTGGCCTCGACGCCGCCACCGTGGATGCGGCCACAGCCGCCATTGAGGCGGTCGCCAACGGCCGCTCTGACGCGGATGCCGAGGCGATCATAGACGAGCTGGTCAAGGGCGTTCTCGCTGCCGGTGCCTTGGGTACGGGCGTGACCGATCAGGTGTCCTCCGCACCCGCGACTTACACGATGGGGAATGGTGGTGCCGCGCCGCTGACCGGTGGTCTTCAGATGTCGCCGAACGCTTACGGCATCATCAACGCCACCCGCTCTCCAACTTCTCAGCTTTGCTACAACACGAGCGCGTCGACCTCGTCACCATCCTGATCGTCGTCCGTGTCGAAAGGATAAATGGCAAGAAAGACACATAAGGGATACTTCAAGCCGAAGAACCCAGAGAAACTTACATCATCTAAGCAGATTACCTATAGAAGCTCCTGGGAATTAGCACTCATGCGAGTGCTTGATGAACACCCAAACGTGAAGCAGTGGTGTTCCGAAGGCGTCCAGATCCCTTACAAGAACCCTCTGACCGGTCGTTTCACGGTCTATATTCCCGATTTTCTTGTTAAGTACGTCGACAAGGACGGAAATGAGACTGTGGAGATGATCGAGGTCAAGCCCGCCAAGGAAGTTCCGGGCTACCAGAAGCTGAGCGAGAAGACGGGTAAACCGCTGAAGGTCTCGGCCAGAGACAAAGCCGCCCAGATTGTGAATGCAGCGAAGTGGCAGGCGGCGATGGCGTTCTGCGCCAAGCGCAACATCAAATTCCGAGTTGCGACAGAAGACATCCTCTTCGCGTACAAAAGGAAACCATGACCAAAGGTATTATCGACATGCTCAATCTGCCGAGCCTCGACGAACTCGTCGGCGAGGACGACGGCGATGCCATGAAGGAGATGGCTGCGGCCTCTGCCTCTAACGAGGCGGTCGCACTCGATCTTCAGAACGCGGAAGCCTTCGCCGAACTCGTGAAGGGCACCGACCACGGCGAGGCCATGAATGAGGTGCACGACGAGGCGCTGAAGCACGCGCGCGATATCGTCGATCTCGGCTTCAACATCGATCCCTCCAAGGCTCGCGGCATGTTCGAGCAGGGCGCGAATTTCTACAAGATCGCCATCGACGCTGCGAACTCCAAGCGCGACGCCGAACTCAAGGCGATGAAGCTCATCCTCGATCACCGCAAGTTCGAGTTCGAGAAGTCGCAGGCGACCGGCAAGCCGACGACGGCACTGGCGACCATCGACACCGAGGCGACGGTTGTGACCACCCACAACGACCTGATCCGGCAGTACCACGAAAGCAAGAAGCGCGGCGACGCCTGAGTCGACGAATTTTTCGTCGGGATTAGTTGCGCGTCTTAGGTGGCCGGGTACAAAGGACTCACATCAGGAGCCCGGCCCATGAACTACCAACTCGTGCGGATCACCAACAACTGGAACCAGAGCGGCTGCCCGATCAACGTGGTTGAGACGGTCGTGGAAACCTTCGGCAGTCTTTCTGTCGCAGTCGCGCAGCAAAATCTCCGCACCGATCGAGACAAGTGGGGAGCGGACGAAGCCGAGCGCTTCGAGGTCCGTGATCCCGACGGCAAGCGCTATGTCACCGGCCAGATGTGGGAGGTGACTCAGGAGATTCCCGCACGGGCAGATCAGTCGAAAGACATCGGCATTGCTGCCTAAGACAAATTTCTAGATCCTGTTGTGACGGAGTTGCGTATCATGATGACGCCCAGGACCCTCGCCGAAGCCAAGATCGATCGCTATGTCACTGTTCGTCAGTGGTACCGGGATGGATCCGCGTCGACGCGCGACGTCTCGCTCGCTCGTGCCGAGGCGGCGATCTACATCGAGAACGCCGAGTCGCGTTCGTTCCCGGTCCAGGCGTTGCGCCGTTGGTTCGACCTCCTGGCTTCTCAGCCCCTCTGACCCAGCCACATCCACGCACACCGGATACCGAGACCCAGGGAAGGGTTTTGTCGCGTCGCCAGCGGCATCCACCGCGCGCCTTCCTCCCGGGCCGCATCATCTGATCGAACCCCTCCACGCCTCTCCCAATCGATTTGGAGCCCATCATGAGCAGCACCACGACGACCCCACGTCCGACTGGCGGCTTTGCCGTCTATGCGCCTTCCGGGGCCATCTCCTGGCGCTCGATCGAGAACAGCCGGGAAGCGAGCATTACCGCCTTCATCAAGGGGAGCGGCCTCGCCAGCCAGGAAGTCTGGAAGGATCTCGAAGGCGCAGGCTTCTGCTGCGAGCCGATCCTGATCGCGCCCTCGTATCTCGGCGCTGCCGCCGGTGGCCCCGTGCCCGAATCCGTCTACGTCAACGCCATCACGCCGAGGGCCGGTCGCCTCCCGACTGCGGAGAAGGTCGCCAACGGCGAGTTCCACGCCACAGAGGACGAGGCCAAGGACGCGCTGGCCAAGCTGCGCGACAACGACATGGCAGGCCCCGGCATGGACACCTACCGGGCCGAGATCGTCGTCATCGAACGGGTCTGACGGTCACTCGATCGGCGCCCTCGTCCTCGACGAAAAAATCGTCCGTGATTTGTTGCGGGTTTTGGGTGGGCCCGTACAACTCAGGAATAGTCGAGCGAACGAGGCGACCGATGGCCAATCTCACCCACTCTGACTTCCACGATCGCGGGCGCGGCAACCACATCGAGAACGAGGCCGCCTATGCGGCTGCGATCGTCGAGCGCCGGAAGGCCAATGCCCGGAAGACCAACGAGCGGAAGTGGTTCGAAGCCGACTCCTCGCGCATCAAGCTGATCGAGCGCGTGCGTCTCAACGCACCACACAACGCCTTCATGGCGAAGATGCTGGCCGCCTACGAAGAGTGGTTCTCGCTGACCCCCGGCCAGGAGAAGGCCGTGCGGGAGATCTTCGCGAAGAAAGACGCCCGTAAGGCCGAGCGCGTTGCCGGTGACCTCGGCTCGAAGCATATCGGCACCGTCGACGTCCGCCAGACCTTCAAGCTCACCGTCCGCTCGATCACCCGGCGTGAGGATCACCCGAACTTCGTGGTGATGGTCGACGCCGAGGGCAACGTCGTCATCTACAGCGGCTCCAGCGACAGCATGGAGCGGCACGTGGTGATGCCGTCGAAGACCTACCGGCAGATCCGCGCTGGCGACGTCCTGACCGTCAAGGCCGCGGTGAAGAAGCACACCGACTACCACGGCGTGAAGCAGACCGAGATCCGCAACCCCTCCGTCCTGACGGTCGAGCCGGGTCGGGAGCCCGAGCCGAAGCCGGAGCCCGAGGCGAAGGCCGCCCCTGAGCCCGAGCCCAAGGCCGAGACCAAGCCGAAGCTGGTGAACTGGACGGAAGAGGGTGTCGACGTCGTCGTCGAGCTGAAACTGGAGCAGGAGACCAAGGGTCGGGCGTGGTACGACAACGCGATGGCCGCCGCGGCGACGATGGTCCCGGAGATGCGGGCCCGTCTGCTGAACGGCCTGGGGCTGCCGATCGACGTTGAGGGCGACGATTGCGCCGGTCTCGCCGAGGCCCTGTGGAAGATGCGGCCGGTCGAGGGCGACGAGGCCCGCTGGCGCCGCACGGTGGACATCGCCGCCGACGTGCTCGGCCCGGAGCGCTACAACCGGGTCCTGGCCTTCCTCAAGCTCACTGCCTGAAAAATCGCGCTGCACCGAAAAATCTCAGCGCCTGCGGGCTATATCCGCGGGCGTAGACACCGAACCTGAGGGAGAGGGAAATTGTCCAAGGTCATACGTATCGAGCGCGTGGAGCCACGCCCTGGGAAGGCGGATCACGCTTTCCGCAGCCCGCAGGGATACATTGTGGCTGACCCTGAGGCTCCGTCTCAGCTTCGACGGCTCGCGCAGTACCGCAAGTTCGTCCCGACCCTCGAAGAGGCGGCAGCCTGCGTGGAGCGCGGCTGGTACATCCGCATGGGAGACGATTTCCTGACCTCGTCCCTGATCAAGCCCGACATGGTTCGCATCATCCGGGCCTGACCACAGGAGATCACGATGCCCACGACAGCGATCCTGATCGTTGCCTTTCTCACCTCTCAAGGCGTGCTGGTCGGGGCTCCGCTTGCGGAGTTCCCGATCCCAATGTCCGCGGATCACTGCGAGGCGATACGAAAACAGACCGGCGATCGGCTCTTGGCCGAGAAACAGCGCCTTCACCCTGAGGTGGCTCAGGCGCTGACCGTCTGTCAGGGGGCCACGCCCTATGGCGGAGGCCACTAAGGCCGTCTTTGAGACGGCCCCGTGATCACATCAGCGGCGCGAATCCGGTGACCTTGCCGTCCACCAAGATCGTGAACGTCGCATCGAGCGGGCCGCCGCCAGAGTTCGGGTTCATCTTGATCTGGAAGTAGGCTGATCCCGGTGAAGTCGCGCAGTCGACATTTAGATCGATGGCAGCGCCGACAGTCATGGTATCACCCCCGCTGATGTAGCAATTGCCACCACCTTTCGCAAGAATGAAGCGCTGGACGCGGCAGATCTCGCTGACGTTCTGAAGGACTCCCTCGATGATCACTTCAACCTTTGCCGCGCGATAGCTGGGCATGTCGATGCGACAGAACGTGGTCCAGGCCGTGGTCGAGGCCGACCGGAAAGCCTTGCTCCAACGGATCTGAGACGTGTTCCCAGAGGTCGGGAGGGAGCGGTTATCGCCCAGGATGTTCGCGCACGCGACATAGGTGTTGTCGCCAACCACAACCGGGTCGACACTGTTGTTGAGGACGATCGCGTACGTGCAGAGATTGAAGGCGTTGCCCGTGATCACGATGTTCGAACAGCCAGCATTGCAGGAGATGCCCTGCGGCGAGCCCGCGATCTGGTTGCCGGTCAGGGTGACCGTGCCGAAGGATCCGGTGCTGTTGGCGCGTCCGAGGAAAATTCCGGTGTAGGACTGGTTCTCGACCGAGGTGCCGTTGACCAGCAGGTCGACGGTGGCCGCGCCGTCGTCGATCACGAGCTGGAGGCCGTACTGGAAGCCCAGGATCTTGTTGCCGCCCGTCAGTTTGAGGCCGCCGCCGCT